CATTCCAATACACATAATTATCATCATAATTAAGCTTTCCAGCTTTCATATCTTTCATGTGTTGTTTTTCATGAGCAATAGTTTTTGCGCGTTCAACAGGAGATAGGTTAGGGTCTATCTCTATAGTTCCATCATTGTTCGCTCTTCCGGCTATGCCGTTTTCTAATTTTTTAAATGCAGATTCTTTAAATTCAACTTCTTTAAAATCTACATCTTTAAAATCCATAGCTTTAAACTCAGTGTCTTTACTTTCCTTAACACCAAGCTCCCAACTACTCCATCCAGCAAGCATCCAAATCTTCTGCCATAACTCGGCTTCTTCATTTTTAATTGCCGCTAAATGTCTTGCTTTCCTAATTACTCTATCTAAAGGCACGCCACCAAATGATGCAACTTCACCTGCCATAGTTAAAGCCTCATTATCTAAAGAAGGCGTAAATGTATCGCCCTCTTCTATTTTATTAAAAGCTCTATAAGCACCGGCTAAATCTCGCATCTTAGAATTCAAAGGCGGAGAGATAGATGTAGCTGTTATAGCAAAGGCATTAGCGTCGGGTCTTTTCTTACCAGTCTGCTGCATATAACCTTCTTTCATCATTGCATATAGTGTTGATGCTACAGCCCCAGGATTACCTGTAGACTTAGCGAAAGAAGTTAAAGTACGCTCTAACATTAATGCATATTTCTCTTCTTTCATTTCTTCATCTTCAGGGTCATCTGAATTAAGTAAAGCTACTAAGCCGCTTTGCAATGCGTTAAACATTATAGCTTGCCCAACAGAGTAATACAATATAGATTGCATATCTGTTCTTAATGTACCAGCTGCAGCAGATCTACCAGATGTAATATCTTGTAGTTTCCTTTTTGTTATCCTTGCATACTGAAACGGCGTATTAGCAAATGCATATATTATTTTACCAATTGACGATGCTTGTATTTCAGAAATTTTAGATGGATCAGAAGACTGTTGAGATTCTTCAGCCGTGTTTCTCCAATCAATCATAGCCTGAGCTTCAGCATCGGCCTCGCTCATTCCTTCCTTCATTAGCATATTAACTCTATTCCTATAGTATGCAGCACCCCCAAGAGCAATAGCAAAGCTATCCGCATACCTTGTTGGTAAAAAGCCAAACTTAAGTATCTTGTTTAAACCTTGTGGCCCTTCTGCAATCTCATCTGCTAATACATCAAACTTCGCGCCATCACGTCTATTGGATAGATAATCACTATTCCATAGTTTATTATAATCTGCTTTCCATTGCTTTTGATTTGCAAATGCTGCAGTAGCTTGGAATATATTATTACCAGGTTTACCTAAAAAGTTTAATGTAGATAGCAACTGCAATATGGCGGAACGAGTGTTTAAGAACATTGTTGTTCCTACCGCTCTGTTTAGCCAATTCATGTAAGAGTTTGCATTAGCATCAGTAGATACTCTATTTCTACCGCTTTTCATTCTACGTAGTGTAGATACTATTGCTTGTCTATACTTTTCACCGTATTGGTCTGCAATTAAATCAAGTGTTGCGTCTGTAAATACAGCATCAACATTATTACTAAATGTTTCAAGATGTCTTTTACGTGCACCATTATTAATAGAATCATAAATCTCTTTAGCAAACGCTCTTGTTTGCCAACCTGATTCAAGTTTAATCGGGAATGATTCAGCAACTTCGTTGGCCAAGTCTAATACTTCAGAATTACTTTCTACAGCGTGTATAAGCGCATCTAAATGTTTTTTCTTAGCAATACCTGGATCAACACCTTCTTTAAGTGCATTGTAAACTTTAATAGCATCACCTAAAGTATATGGTGTACCACCAACTTTTTCTTCAAAGTTAAAACCTTTAGACATATCAGTCCAAGCTTTAGACTTATGAAGTATTTCAGTGTCAAGAGTAGCAATACCATTTGAATATGGTTTTAGCAAATTCTCTTCCATCCATTTGCGTGCATCAACACCTAATTGACCTTTGGGTAAGAATGCGTATAGCAAACCTTTAAAATCTTCAGCATTAGGTGGAATAAACCATCTTGATGCCTTAGCACCTTCACCTTTTGCTTGGTAAATTATTCTTCTAAACATAGACTGCAGCTTAGAAGCCTGCTCTTCATTTACTTTGTCCTCAGCTTGTTTTTTAGCGCTTTCTTGAGCAATCTTATCGGCTTTAATAAGTTCAGCTTTTCCTATGAGTAACATTTTTGATTTACCAGCAGGAACTTCTTTAGTATTTTTAGATATAAGCCTAACAAAGTCTATGAACTCCATCATACCTTCTACTTCGGTATATGCGTCATTTATAGCTTGTGCTAAATTTTTATTTTCTCTATAGGATAACTTTAATTTATTTAAAGCTCTTACTATAGGATCAGATTTTGCTTTAGCGCTTTTACTAATACTAGCTTCAGATTTTTGAAACCAAGATTTACCTTCAGCAACGTTTTGCAATTTGTCAAAGTTTGCTGCAGGATTACCTTCTAATATATCCTTTACAGCCAGCTTAGTAACTTCTTCCACAGTTAAATCAGCAAAGTTTTTAATTGTTGGATCAAACCCTAAAGCTTCTCTAACATAATCAAAGAATTTATCAATTAATGTTTTTGCCTCAGTATCACCTTCAAATAATTCGTAAAGCGACTTACCTTCTTCACCTAATATATGAGCCATTACTTCATTCTTGTATTTGAATGAATCAACCTCATATAGAGAATATATATCTGAGTCAGCCATTCTTTTTATAGCAGATTCAAATCTTGGATGAGCCCTTAGCTTATCATATATTGCATTGAATAAATCTGGATCTTTGTCATTTACTAAATCCGCCCATTCGTGAGTAAACTCATGCATTGCAGTGTCAACACCAGCTTTTTCTTCATTAATGAATATTGCTCCGGGAAGTCTAAATCCTTTCTGATTAGTGTACCCTTCTGCTTTTTGTTTTGAAACCCCAAGCCCTACTAAATATTCAATAGCTTCGTCTTTCGTTTTAAATACATTTGTACCATAAGCAGATTGCAATAAATCAGATAAAGCCTCTACTCTTTCATTTCCTGATAATTCAGGATCCGGTATACTGTCTTCTTGCAGCTCAATTTTAGATTGTATTTTATCTGGAGTTTTATCTTTAAATTGTTCTGTTAATTCTAAATTTAATAAAACACCACTTCTTTCTTTAAAGCCAAACTCTTCTGCAACTGTTTGCCCTGTTTCTATGTTAACTAAATTAGTGGGATCCATCCCTCCCATTATAGAATTTGTGCTATCATTGAAATAGCGACCAAGTGTATTAGAATAAATTAAACGAAAAGTTTTTTGCATGGTAGATGCAAATCCCCCTTTTTCAACTATTTCGTCATATTTTAAAGAAAGTAAAGTTCTAAAATATTGTTTTTTAATTAAAGGCAATATACTTCGAGCGCCGTTTTTTGCCTTTTTAGCCGCAATACCAATGTAATTAGCAACGGTGCTAGCAGTCATAGTGTGCTCATCTCTCCAGTTTCTTACGGCATTTTTCTTGTAATCCGAACCGTACTTTGTCCCCTCAGTGCCAAATTCTAAATTTTTAGTTGTATATCGCAGAGGAGCAACAACTTTTATTATGCCGTCAGTAGCTGCGGATGCATCATGTATTAAAATAGCCGCTAATAGTACGTCTTCTTGCATAATTTCGTCAATAAAACCAATAAATTCAGAAAAAGCTTTATCATTTTGCGCCTGTCTTTTTTGATTTTCTGTATATGCTTTAGTACCTTTTGTAGTAGCTTCTGGTGTAACAGCTAATGGTTTTATTTTAGTATTAGGTTTAGCATTAGACGCTATTATAGCGTTTTTTAAATCTATATACGTAGGATCTGTTTGGTTAAAATAAATTCCACCACCCGCAGGCATATCAACTCTTTGCCCATCAACTTTTTTACGCCCCCTTGACCCCATTTTAAACCAGTCTAATGCCTCTAGAGATAAACGCCCTTGTTTGGCTAAATTCATTAACCCTTCGTGCACTTTTTTTCTTATTTCATTGCTGGTTCTCTCTAATCTTCCTAATCCTAAAGTTTCAGCTAAATCTCTAAAGTCGTCTAATTGACCTTCTAAGTCTCCTTGTGGCGCTTCAGGCATAACTTCAACACTTCCGGCAGTTATCTCTTCAACAGCCTCTTGATACGCCTTAGCCTGCTGTACTTTACCTTTAACATCAGCATTGTCGAGTGCATTTTTAACAGCATCTACATTCTTAATAGCGTCGTCTGCAAAATAAAAGTCGTTATAACCTTCATTTATTTTGCCTTGCACCCAATCAGCTTTAGCCTGCGCAGTTCCGTCACCTAAACCAATAATATTTTCTTTCCTAAAATCTAGTCCAGCTAATTTTAAAAATTCTTGTATTGGACCAGCTGAATCTGCAGGTCTAGCTGTTAGAACAAATAAATCTTCATTACCTCTAGCGGCATTTATTTTTTGCGCTACTTCAAACAAAGGCCCCTTCTTACCGTCTATAACTTTGCTAAATTCAGAAAAGTCAAACGTAGCTCCTTTATCTTTTAGCTCTTGGTCTCTTTTAGCATATTCAGTTGCGTTTAGCTTTCCAGTAGTCCCATCAGGTAGCGTGTATAGCACTTGTGAATTACTTTTAGCTAATGTATCATCAAAGTCAAATATTCTAATTTTTTTAACTTCCTGCGGCGCTTGTTGAAATGATATTTGTTGTTCAATGTTAAAAGCTTCTTGTTCCGCTTGTCTTGACTCAAAATAAGATTTTCTAGCATCTGCGGCAAGCTGTGATTCAATTGCTTTTACAAGTTTATTTTTTCTATCATTTCTAGTTGACGCTTGTTCATTCTTAGCCTCATAATAATCTAAAAAGTCTTGTTTACTCGGTGGATATTTATTCCAATGTTTTGAAATACCCTTACCTTTTTGAAAATCAATATTGCCTAAAGCAATTGTTCTTAATGTTTCAAAATTATTATTTATAAATTTACTAAAGCTATCGTTGTTTTTAGTATTGCTACCAATAAACTTTTTAATAGCTTTATCGTATTTATTTGTAAATATAGAATTAAAAGCTTTTTCAGCTTCAGCTTGTCTTTTCTTTTGAGTAACTTCGCCTAATTTTTCTAATTCTAATATTGTTTTTTGTAAACCAATTTCTACATCGTTAGTTAAATCTCCTAGTTCTTTACCTAGACCTAATTTTTGATGTAAAAACTCAGGACCTAAATCTATTTTATCAACATCGATTCCTTCTGAGTATTGAGACAACGCTTCTTTGCTGTCCAAACCTTTATCAATATCTTGTTTAGCGAGTCCCTTTACAAGTCTATTCGCCCTTACTCGTAATCCTGATTTTTTATTGGCTAGATATGCCGCAAGCGGTACACCTGTTGACGGATCGTATGTTCTAACTAAATCTCTTAAGCCACCTTTACCCGTTGTTAAAGCGGCAACAAAATCGTCATAAGTACCAATTCTTTTATCTGGTGCTATTTTAGACCAGAATGAAGTTGCTATTGATCTAATTAATCCTTGTTGTAATTCAGAAACCTCACCCCAAGAATTTTTACCTTTTTTTTCGTATGCTTCTTGTGTTTTTTTAGAAAGATCAATATTTTTTTTCTTTTGAGGCCCCTCAGGGTTAGCCATATCAGCAGAATCTGTATTAGCTACTGTTAAAAGCTGTGCTGATTTAAGGACTTCAAGTTGCTGCTTAGCAGCTTCTTTAGCTGTTTCAGAAGAACTAGGATCGTTTAATATAGATTGATATAATGAAATATCATCATCCATATTCATAAGATCTAGCATTTCATCTTCATTAAGCTCATCAAGTTGAAAATCTATATAGTCATCAACTTTCTTAAGTTGTTTTTCTAATTTATCAATTTGAATTTCAAATGCTTCTGCCGCGGCATCGCCATCGGTTTCTCGCACTTCTTTTAATTGAGCTTTTGATTTTTTAAGCTTTAATTTAAGTTTAGCTTTTAAATCAGAATCAACTTCAGGCTGAATTTTTTTCTTTACAGCCTCTTTGTTTTCTGTTATTATTTTTCTACGTCGATTCTGAACTTCTTCTGCTAGCTTGTCATCGTTTTTAACTTTAACGCGCATACCAGCAAATTCTTCATCTGTAGAATTAGCAACCATATCTTTTATAATTGCTTTGCCTTCGTTTTGCTTAGTTTTTTTACCGTTTACTACATATTGTGGATTACCAGTAAATGTTTGAGCTGCAATAGATACAGGAGCCATTGCTGTACCAGCTATACCTTCTAAAAATATTTCTTCACCAGCTAATTCTTGGCCTGCTGCTAACATACCTGCGGTTTCACCTAAAGATCCGCCTACGGCTTCAACGCCTACTGCACTGGCTAGTCTACCGACCTTTTTAAGCTTGCTTAATCCTTTTCCAGCTACTGCGCCCACTTTACCCGCAATACCCCCAGAAAGAGCTTCTATTGCGCCAATAGCAACACCTCTACCTATAGCTTTGCGGTATAAATCGCTCATTTGATCTTCATCGTTTAAAACTTTACGAAGATCTTCATTGTTATCAAAGTTACCGTTATTGTCTTTTACCTTTTCCTGTAGAAGTTCGCTAAAAGTATTCAATGATTCCATAGCCATCATAGCGGAACCTTGAGCACCAGCTACAGCACCCGCTACAGCGCCTATACCAGTAGGAGCGCCAACAGCAGCTCCAGTGGCAGCGCCTCCGGCTACTAATCCTGATACCGCACCGCCTTCCGCAGCAGTACCCACCATTTGAGATAGTGAAGATAACATAACTTCAGGCCCTATGGAAGGATTTTTTACAAAAGCTTTTAAACCTGCTAAAAAACCGCCGTCACCTTCATCTTTATATTTTTGAACGTTGCGCTGGTAATTCTGCATTTCTTCAGACTGAGCTGTATCTTGTATATATTTTATACTATCTCTATATACATTTAATTTTTCATCTGAAACATCGCCTGCAAAAACATCTGCTATTTCACCAGCAGCACTTGATTGTCTCCATCCTGATTTTACAGCACGATACATATCGCTAGCAAAATCTACACCAAAAGTATCTTGACCAAAAGTTTCTTCAAGCCACGTTGGAACTTCAGGCTCTACTTGTTGCTCCGATAAACCATTTTCCGACTGCAAACCCAATTCGCTTGGTTGATCTGCCACTACAGTCGCAGTCTCCCCCGCAGCGGCATCCGTCTTTCCCCCATATTTAGATTTAAAATCATTTACAACAAATTGTATATTAGCTTCTGACTCACTATTATTGATCATTTGCTGAACAATACCGTCTAGTTTTTGTCTTTGTTCTTCTGTAAGTTGTTGCATTAGTATTTATATTGAGTTCTAAAATTTTCTGCATTTTGCGTTCGTCCGCTTTGATAGCCTGTGACTCCAGCGTATCTAGCTATTTGACTTTTAGCTGTTTCGCTATTTGAATCTAATCTTTCTGTTATATCGCCTGTTTTTTTATCTCCAATAAAAAAGCCTTTATCATCTTTTTTTATCGTTAGATTTGATGGCAATGTATTTTGATACATAATTCTTGTACTTTCATTAAGAGGCCCAAATGTATCAAATTGTGTTCTAATTCTTGCTATTTCCCTTTCCCCAGCTGTTGTACCACCTGTTCTTTCTGTTGTAAACTTAGTAGTTTTAGTCATAGGGAAATACTTTTCAGCTACCTGCGTATCATATAAATATTCAGAAGCATCATATAGCATTGCACTTTTATTAGCGGCAGGATCACTACCTAAAAAGTTTTGATAAGCTGTATGATTAACACCGTATATTTGAGCCATTATAGACCTTAGATCAGCTTCATTTGAACCTAAATTAGTTCTTATGCTTGCAATACCAATATCTCTTGCTTTTTTAGCGTTAGGTGTTGAAACTCCAAAACCTAAATCTGTTTTTACGGTAGAAGTGTAAGCATTAATATTTTTCAATGCTCCTGATATTACAGGCGCTAAGCTAGCTTTTTTAACAACTCTAAACCCAGCAGTTCCATTTGCTATTTTCGATGTAGGTATTTTAAAATCTCTACCACCTCTTGTTGTTCCTGTAACGTAATCAACACCATCAATGTTTTTTATAGATATTTTTTCTGGACTTTTTTCACCAGTCATAAGAAAATCTAACATTTCAGGGTCAGATGCTTCTGTGTCAATAGTACCTTTGTTTTCAATAAAATCTTTTATTGAATTAGTTATATTAGTACGTGTAGCGGCAGCAGATTGTAGTTCTGAGACTAAATTAGCTTTTACGTTTTCGTAATCTAATTTACTTATATCACCATTGGCATAAGAGTTGAAAGCCTCATTTAATCTTTTCTTTTTACCCATTGAAAGCTCCAGGTAGTCTTGTCTAGCTTGATCAGTTAAAAAGTCAGCCTCTACATTTAAAGAACCCATTTGGTCTTCTAGCTCCTCTTCATAATCTGCTTTAACGGCTTGGTCATAGTTGTATTTATCAATTACTAAATTATAACCTTCAATAGCAGCTTTACCTATTTCACCTGTATAACCAGGTGCAGTAGCTTGGCGCATTTGTCTGTAGTCAACATCGTCTGTTCTAAGGTACGGCGATTTAGTAATATGAGCAACCCTATGCAAGGGCGTATCATCTTTACCTTTGTTTTTATATCTTGCGCCGTCTAATATTTGCAATACTTCTGGTTTCAGCCTAGGCGGCCCGCCAATATCATATTTGCCTGCTGTAAAAAAGTTTTTAATGCCTTGCCCAATACCCTCAAGGCTTTGAGAAATATAAGAATTTTTAAGACCGCCATATCTATTTAAATCATTAACTTCTTCTTGAGTTTTTGTTGTGGTAATAGGCGTAAAAGAAGGTATTCCCGTTAAACCAAAATCTCTAAACTGTTCCCCAGGGCCATATAAAACATGCTCAATAGAACCAAAACCCGTATCTTTAGCATCTCTACCCGTGCCTTTGCTTTCATCTTTATCTGAATCTTGGATTACCGGCCTTTCATTAGGTGTAAACAAATTAGGCAACTCCGTTTTTTCCGAAAAAAATCTATTTTTTAATTGCAATTCTTTATCAAATGCACCTTTTAATTTACCGGCTCCATCTGATAATTTTACATTAGCTTCTTTTAACTTTGAAACGTCTGGTTTTGCTGTTGGTTTAGGCAGATCCTCTTCTCCTTCTCCTAACTTAAAATCCATTTGAGAAAGCAAAGCACCTAGTCCTATTAAAGCTTCGCCTGTTAAGCTTCTGGGTTGCCCCGCTGATGCTATCAGTCCGTATTTTAATAAATCTTTCATTAGCTTTGTTCGGGCACTCCCCCAAAGTTTTTAGTTAAATTTTTCATAAGGCCTCCTTTTGCAAACCCGGCAGTTCCAATGCCACCAGCTAAGCTACCAATACCACCGACTAACCCAGCCGTGGCTTGCGCTCTAGCTTGATCTGCAGCAGCTTTCCTTCCAGCCGCAAGATTTAATAATTGCTGTTGTTGACCGTATTGCTGTTGCTGTAATGCCGTACCTCCTTGCGCTTCCATTTGCTGAAGCCTTGCTTCTTGTTGCATTCTTCTAGCTTGATTAGCCTGTTCCTGTCTTGCAATATCAGCAGATATACCAGCTTTAGATTGCAAAGCAGCTTGTGCTATAGCTTGTGCACCACCTGCGGCTCCACCTGAAGCTACAGCAGCTTGCATCGACTGTGCTAACGCCGCATCAGTTTGTTGTGCTTGGAATTGTGATGCTTGTTGATTAACAGTTGCATCTTCAAAAACGTTTTCTAAACCAGCAAATTCATTAGTAAATTGAAAATCTTGTAGCGCTTGTCTTTGAGCTTCAAATTCCGCAGCTGCAGCTCTAGCTTCTCTGCGCCTAGCTCCGCCGCCAACCAAAGAGCCTGCAATCTGTGTTGCGCCACCGATTATACCCATTATTGGTAATGCCATATTTTATTTATTTATTTTAAGTTTGACTGATATAATATTCTGAACTTACAGCAAACAATTCTTTTACTGTAGTGCCTGAGTTTCTAAATCTAGTTTTTTGAAAAAATCCTTTAGTACCAGATATATCTTGTGTATTTGCGCCATCTTGTATAAGTGGCCACAAACCATCTGAACCAACTGATCCTCCAGGATCAATTATATATACAGGTTGCGTGCCTACAATGGCACCTCTATATTTGCCTTCTTTTAAGAACCAACCTAAAAAGCCAGCATCTTCAGAATCTAATATTCTTACGTTAGTAATTCCAAATTGTGAATCTTGATCTCCAATTATTTCTATTGCTTCCCAGCCTTCGCTACCTTCATAGTTAATAGATAACCAGTCTGAAACAAAAGTTGGATTATCATTAAATATTACTTGTACTTCAGAAGCTGTAAATCCAGTAGCTGCATTAAATCCGGCATCTGTTGGAAGTAGTGGGTTATAGAAAGTATTTCTGTTTTGTAAGTCAGAATTATGTAAATATACTTTACCGTCTTTAAACGTATAAAATTTACTATTTGATGTAATACCAAATTCAGGTACAAAACTAAATCTTGATGTCCAGCCTTTAGCTCTTGGGCTGTATGCTAATGTTATTTCCGATGTTTCATTAGGAATCGTTTCAGAGCCAATAGAGGCATCATTTTGGTTATACCCTTGTATTGATATTAAGTATTGTTTTTTATACCCGTTATAAGCCCCTATAAGCTTTGCATCTGCGGTAGCGTTGTTAATGTCTTTCACATGAAGGGCACCTAATCTGTCTCTAAAGAAGTTCGACATGCCTATTGAGCTAATTGGAAATATTTGTCCATTAGCGGGAGACAATTGCAATACTACACCTCTCTTGGCATCTGTAAAATAAGCGTTGTTATTAAAAAATGCAAACGACTCAGGATGAGTACTTATACCAAAGTCCCCTTGATAAGACATTGCTTGCCCTAATACTAAATTAGTAGCTGTAACGTTTACGCCTTCATCAGCATTAAACAACGCGTCTTTATCAGCAAGTATTTTAAATACTTTATCTTCTGTTAATGCTAATAAATTTGTATCTAATGTATAAAGTTTTTGAATACCACCATAATTTGGCTCTAATTCCTTAGTAGGATTAAGAGACATGTTAAATTGGTTTAATTCATTTATACCTGTTTTAGAATTAAATAAGCCTGAAAATATAATACCAGACTTTCTTGTTTCTTGAGCATACCTTGTTTCAGGTGTTGTTACTCTTATGCCTTTAGCTACTTCAACAGTATTAAATTTATCAAATAATTTAGTAGATTCTAAATAAATTTTACCGTGTTGTTGACTAGTTGCAGGTAAAGCTGTAGCAATACAATTTGCAAATTCTATTGTATTAGTTTGTCCATAGTCTTCGTCTATTGTAAAAGTTTTGCTGCTTTCCCAATATAAATTTAAATTTGAATCTGCTATTGGCTCAGTTTCAAAGTTTATTTCTTTTATATTACTACTTTCAACCTTACCATCGGTATTATATTCAGTTTGCCCTGTAGGCAAAGTCGTTATAATAGAATCAGTTGTTTCTCTGGGTACTTTTACAAAAAATGTACCTTTTAATTTTTCTTTGCCGTCTTCTGAAATTCCTAATTTATAAAAAGAAACATTTGAATCTACGCTAGCCCCTTGCATATCTAATCCGCCCTTACTTAGCCCTGTCCCTGATATTACTGCTCCGTCTTCATTTATTCGTTTACTTAACGTAAATTTAAATGCGTTTCTGTGCTCTCTGCTGTTTACCCGCATCCATCTAATTTCATCAACTAAAACGTAGTCTGTTTGATAAGAAGCATTATTGCCAGATTTCGTAGGGTTTATTCTCATTGCTAATCTTTCACCATACCCGCTGACGTCTATAACTAATTCTGGGCTTGTATTATCCCCATGAGTTTGCTCTAATGTTACCGCAGCAGAAGGGTCTTGAGATAGTATATAAGCATTCAAGCTTGAAGCAATTCTTTGAAAATTAGGTATGCCATCGTTACCTTCGTCTTCTAAAACTATTATTGGATCATTTACTAGCGTCGTATAAGAAGCTATAGAAGTTTGGCCGTGTGCTGTAGTAGGCTCTATTATTCTAGTAGTACCTTCAAAAAAAGTTGCTCCGGAAACAGTATGAACCGTTCTTTCTAGCACTTGATTTTTAACTATATCAGGAGCTTCATTTTCAATGTCTAGCACAGGATGCCTGGATTCTGTGGTGAATATAGAATCAACACCGTCAAAATTATGTCTTTTTGGTATTAATATACTTTCTTCTGTAATTTTATTTCTATCGGAAGAGGGGAATTGTACATATACATTGTCAGAATTATTATCAGACTCATTCCCGTCATTATAAACGTTAAACCCTGATAAGTTAAAATGCTCTCCAGAAACATCTTTTACATAATACCTATAGTATTTAGCCCAATTTGGGGCTGCAAACTTTTCTTTATCTATAGTTGCTGTTAATAGCGTTCTAAATGTTAATGAAAAATCTGTTTTTACAGTTGAGCCCTCAGTGCTAACATCTTTTGTTTTTTGTGTAATTATATTACCTACTCTTCCAAATTTATCAATAAAAGCAACGCCAACATCATATGTTCTATTACTTTTTATTGAAGGGCCGTTTAAAGGTTCCGCAATAGTAGCTGTACCAAGCGTAATTCTTAAATCATTATTTTGATCAAATTTATGCGTATAATTACCGTACATTAATCTATTCGCAGTTACCTCTTGTGCCTTAGCTTTTAAGGGAACATTGTCAAAATGTCTGTTTAATTGATCGTTAGGTAAAGCTGTTTCAAAAGATCTTTCTGATATTACTACAGGATCTAAAAATTCACTTATGCCTCTTTCACCTTCTGCTAGTTCTATAGTCTTTAATATATAAACTGTACTAGATAATGACTCTGTGTAAAGTATATCTACAGCTACAACATCAGGTCCCCCTCTTCCAATATTATTTAATGTTATATTTTCAAGGTTATTAGCCATTGAGGTATTATGCCCTTTTTTGAAAAAATCTTCTACGTCCGGATCTTTAGGAAAAAAAGCCACTTTACTAAAAGGCGCATATGGCGAATACTCCCCGTCTTCATACCGCCATCTATAACTAAAGTATGGGAAAATCTTTTCAAATGGTAATTTTTTTGCCATGTATTAATAATTTAAATATGGGTTGTAATATTGGTCTCCATATCCTAAACCTGGTTGAGGAGAATGGTGCGGGCTAGCATCTTGATAAACTTCTATCGCTTGAACTTTTGAAGGGTCTAATGAGTGTAATATTGTAACAGTACATCTTCTCATTTGATTTGTATTATTTCTTGGCACATTTAATTCTAACACCTTGTGGCCATTGCTGTTTGTCCCGTTTTGTCTAAAGGTTACAGGAATACTATATGGATCACCAAACCACTCCCCAACTTTTACGGTATAATTAGCATTGCTAGGTGATAATTCTACCTCAATGTATCTTTTGCCGTGTGCAATACCCTCATAACTATATTCAAGCCAGCTGTCTTGTGTAAATATTGTATTTTCACCTTTTACGTTGCCAGCACCTCCTAATGTTTTAAAACTTGTTATTGTGTTACTAACCCCGTTGCCTACACTATTACCTATTACAGCAACAACTTTATAATCTTCGTTTGGTTCAAGACCGGTTTGAAAATGAAAAGGTAACGCTTCCACTTGAACAGCGTCGCTATCAGCAATTAGTTGTGCTGGTGTTGTCCCGCTAAAATCAGAAGCTTTTATATAATAGTAAGATTTTGTTGTATATGCATTAGGAGCGGTTCCACCGTCAGATAACATAATATATGAAAATCTTGCCCCATTTTCACTTTCGTCTGTTACTGTTACAACACTGGGCAAAGGCTTTTTTAAAGCAGGGCCTGTTGTGCTTTTTTCTATATTAGAGGAAAACTCCCCTGCTACAAAACCAGAAGTTACAGATTGGGTGTGCCCGTTATTAGCTACAACTATTATTGAATACTCAGTATTTGCATCTAAACCGGGTATTATAGCCGAAACTCTAGAAGCAGATGATGAGCTATGCATCGGAACGCTTATTGTTATTGTTCCAGAAGTGCCCGTACTTCTTATATCTGATTTTTTAAGGGCATCCGTAGCCCCTACAACTTCAGATGTTTTTTTGTAATAATAAGTAGGAGACATATTAAATAAGTTCCTATTACTAGATAATTCAGCGTTTATTGTTATTGAATCAGCGTGCTTTAATTCTGGGCCTACTATATATAAATTAAAATTCTCAGGATATGTTACTGCTGCGGCTGTTGTTTGAAATTCGTATATATCTTCGCCGTCATAAACACTTCCTTCATTATCCACCTTAGCATATTCATAGTGAGCGCCTTGCACATAAAACGCTTGAACATAATATTTTTGATTAGCGGTTAATCCCGTTTTAGCAAAGCTAAAATTACCATTTCCCGTGCCCGCAGTTATAAAAGCATTTAAAGTAGTTAAATCTCCTGAAGAAATTAATTCATGATTTGATGCACTAGTTTCTCTAAAAGCAGCAAGATCTGATAAGCTTGTTGCCCAAACAAAGCCTGCTCCCTGTATAGCTCCAGCATTAGTTAATTTTTTAGTTACTGTTCCATTAAATGTAGCTGTTGTAGTGCCATATGGGTTAACGCTTCTCGTTTGAATAGTTACACCAGCTGTATCTACATTATAAGGAGCACTATATACGTCACCTAAGAAAGAAGTTTCACCTATAGTAGCTACCGCACAAACATGGTATCTAAAACCTGCGTTAATAGCAGAAATTATATTATTACCTGAAAAAGTTGCGGTATGAGAACCAACTGCGCCATTAGCTTGATCTGATGGTATTTCTGTAGCGGTATAAGCGGAAATACGTTTTTGCATTTCTCTTCTTCTAGCATTTTGATCAACGCCTAAAGTTTCGCCTGTAGCTGTCCTTGTTATATAAAAACTTACTTTATCAACATTTAAACTTTCCGTACCTGGCAAAATACCTTCGCAAAAAACGGCTACTGTGCTTGTGCCAGATATAAAATCTATTCTAGGGGTTTGGGTTTTTATTCCAGGGTTATTTGATTCTTCTAAATATATAGCTTCACCAATGGAGCCATACCCAATCATATCAGAATCATTGACAGCGTAAGGCATATAATATATTGTTTCGCCTGTAGTTACAGCCGCCGGTGTTCCTTGCAATTGTGTATTATAAGAAAATTTTTCTCGAAAATTAAATGCAGATAAGCTTGAATCAGGAACTTTAAATACACCAGAAATTGATTCGTTTTTTAATTTTATAAATTCATTTGTTTTAGAGCTAAAATAAAAACCTCTTTCTTTTATTTTGCCAAAAGGTTTATCTACTTTTGCACATAAAAAAGCGTGAGTTTTATATCTACTTGTTCCACCACCGTAATTAGTTATTAAAGTAGGCTTAGACGCTTGATTCATAACATAGGATCGCACTACACCTTGATCTTCGCCATTTTCATTTTTTCCCCATGCTTGTACATATATTTTTTTACCCGCTCCGTTAATTGACAAATCAATACTAAATTTTTGAAATTCTTTAACGGCATTTATTTTTTCAGCCCCAGATATTGGAACCCCATTTGAATGAAGATTAGTAGGCGCTGCTGAAGTATCTAATGAACTTACTATTTTGTAATAAAATCCTGTAGAATAAACATTGCCACCACCGTCATCTTTTACTGTTCCATTTAACGTTACTGTTAAAGTTTCTTTTCTAGTTGGCTGATCAGTAGTAATATCTAAAGTACCACCTGTTGTTGCTACTCTAAAATCGTATATTTCTCCAGTTACTTGTTCATTAACATTTGTTTGACCAAAAGCCAAGAAAAAATATTTAGAACCCGAAACTAATCCTGATGTTATTAAACTTTCAAAAGTAGTTCCATCATTACCAACTAAAACTTGTGTACCTTGCGATATTAAAGTATTTTTATTTGGAGGGGTATCTGAGTCTAATTCTAAATAGTAAAAACCTCTTTTCTTAAAAAAAGCTCCGCCGTTTATTGAACTACCTTTTAATAACGCTGTTGATGAAGTGGTTCCTACATTAGGGTCTGTAATTATTTGTGGGTCTTCAGCTTCTATATTTACATCTTCAGAATCAGTTAAACTGGTTTTTATAGATGTAGGCGGATGAGGTCTAATAACCGTAATATCTCTTTGCAAAAACTCTCTATTATAAATATGAGTAGTTCCAGAACTATGATCAGCGGCTTTAAAACTGTCTATATTAATTTTTTTAGGCTCATTCTCATTATCTGTAAAGAATAACATGTTATCTACAATGTTTATTCCTGTAATTAAACGATCTGGGCTAAAATTTAATTTATTACTTGCCATATTATATTTCTGTGTATTCTACAGTTACTTCAGCGTCAACAGGGTGACTTTCTATTATTTTTAATTCAACTCCAGACTCTATTTCATCTCCTACATTAAAATTAAATGTAAAAGGAAGCCCAGTTATATTATCTATTCTTATGTCGCCCGCCGTGGTAAAAGATACCCCTTTGGATGTTCCTGTTACTGGTGATATTTGAAATTGTGCCATTATGGTGTATATGTTATGTTAACTGTTGGAGTTGCGCCCAATAGAGAGGGTGTTCCTTCAAAAATTATTCCTGGCACATTGCCGAACATAGCAGTTGATGTGTCTTCTATATAATAATTAAAGTCAACGCCCTCTGTTTTGCCAGAAACTGTTACTGTTAATTTTGTTGCATCAAAAGCACTAACAAAAGCCTGAGGTGCGTCTACAGTAAAAGTAGTAGCAGTATTATTTAATGGTATACAACAAGCCATTTTTTCGCCAGATTGAACAGGCCCTAAAACAAAGCTAGCTAATCCATTCCCACCATTTCCAGTAGAAACATTATATTCGTAAGAGTTTATATTTGCAGAAGCTACAAAAATACCAGTTAAATTTAAATTTAAAGTAGATGTATAAAATGTACCACTCGGCGATCCAACATTAACCCTAAACGTTTTATTAGTAAATCCAGATATACCAGAAATAGTTACTTGATAACTAGTGTCTATTGTAGTTCCACTCATTCTAACAGCTTGCATCCCGCTAAAAAATCCCGCACCTGAAAAGCTAGGACCAGATGGCGTAACAGAAAAAGTTGGTATGCCCGTTGTTCTATTAGCGTATAAACCATCGTTAGAAGGCCCCGTGGCCATAAAAAATGTTTTATAATTTAAGCTAGTTCCAGCTGATTTATAAAATGTTCCATAACCAACGTTTCGGGCATCTACATCGTCTACCCCTAAGGCGACAACTCCATTTACAATATTTGGGAATAAAAAGTATTCCGTTCCGCTTACTCTGTTAATAGAGCTAGTAGTTAAAGTAAAGTATTTAACATCACTCAATGTGGTACCTACTGAATTAGTTGCGTAAGCTACAGCAGCAATTTGTGTTCCTTGTGTTTGCCCTGTTACAGTCGCTGAAAACGGCGATGTTATTGCGCTTGATAATGATACTTGCGTACCGCTAGCTTGTATTTGCGCGGCTGTATATGCGTTTGATAAGGTCGTAGCTGTAGATGTTTGTGCTACTGTTACAGGAAAGCTAGGTAAGGTTGAAAATGTTATTTCGGCCGGGTTATTCCCCTGTGATACTGTGAAAGTGTATGTTGAAGCAGATACGGTGCTATTATTTTTATCAATAACAATTATATCAGATCCGCTTACTCCATCGAAAGGATCAATTACTCTTGGAAAAATTTCGCCTAGCAAAGCATTATTATTTATTACTTTGTCTTCTGTTACAACAAATTTATTACTATAAACGTTTATTGTAGAACTTCCTCCTGTATTAACTATCCAATAAAATCCAATATCAGTTAGCGCAGCACTATTATTTGTATATCTACCATTTAGTTTAAAGCTTGTTGTAGCAATATTCGAAGGTTCATCTTGAATTACTTCAGGGGCTGTAATAGGCGGCTGATTAGCTGTTAGTTGCCCATAAACATACGACCCTTTGTTCGAATATGAAGATGGAACTTCTATTCTAACATCTATTTTTCTTTCAGTGCTTGTACTAACGGTAGTGTTAAAATCTTGAGTCACACTTTCAATTTCTCCTAATTCAGAAACAACAGTTATTGCTCCATTTTTTGCTACAGAAGCTTGTGCGGTTGCATCTTGAAATTTAAAAGTTAATTCCGTTGGAGTTGGCGGTGCAATGCTACTATCTATTATTACTGTTGAAACAGTACCGGCTGTGCCATCATATTCAAATATTGCGTCAGAATTATCACCTGTTACAAAATAATATATTTTATCAGATTCAGGGTTGGCATAAGTTCCAATTACTTTTGCGTTAGGGTTAGATGTTGTGCTTAAACCAAGTATATCTTGGCCATCTATAAGCTGATTACCCTTCAAATTTTCAATGGCTCCAACATTGCCGTCTTCTGAAAAATCTACACTAATATTTAAAGCATCTCTATATTCGCCAGGTCTTAGTATTCTTTCATCTGCGTCTCTGTCCATTTTAGCGGACTGAAACGTTCTTTTGCTTTCTGCCATTTAATTTTATTTAATGTTTAATCCATTTAGCTTTGCCTCGTAGTACTTGAGCCATTTCTTCTAGCTTATAATTTGAAAGTCTTATTTTTGCATTTCTCATTTTAGAGCTAGCTTCTTTTTTATATAAAGGCGCTAACTGTACTGTTGATGGTCTTAGCTTTGATAAATTATATAACATGTAAGCATATAAAGCATCCTCAGCAAGCTTTGGAACATATACCTTAGATAGGTCTCCATTATCTGCAATGCCATCAGAAATATAGTCTAAAATGATTAGGTTGTCAGGTCTCCCACTAAAGGTGCTATCAAAAAATATTACACCTGCCTCGTTATCTATAAAAAATGTACCAGCTCCAGACATATCTTCTGGATTGCTTCCGTATCTTTTATTAAGATAAGGAAAATCATCATCATCATAATTATAGTTATCTTCTAAAGATCTTGTTCTATTAGCTGGATTATTAGGGTCTTGAAATCTAGTAATCGCAGTTGACTTAGCGGCAACCTGTACTTCGCCTTCACTGTCATATAAAAAATTGTGGTCTCCATCCTGTAAAGGTGCGGTTGGATTGTCTACTTTTCTAGACGGTAATAAAATATCTTTTTTACCATCTTCGCCCACCTGCGAAACCTTAATGTAATTTACATAATCTTGCGGTAATGGAAATTGCAGAGTAGATCCTAATTCTATTTCTACACTTTTTTCACTATGCAAAATATCATAACTAAACTCTTGCATACCTCTTTGCGCCCAGAAATCTACTTCATAGCGAGGAACTTTAGCAAGAGCTTTATCTTCGCCAATATATGCAACAATAAAATTATTTATAATATCCTCTAAACTAGTTCTACTATAATAACCTAAACCTTTAAAATTAGCAGGAGTATTACCAGCGTCACCCTCAAAGTTTGCGTAATATTGTTGACTAGTATATATTTTTCTTGATTCTGCCATTATCGTTCAGATTGTATTATTTGTTGTTCTTTTGCTGCCGCAGCTTGAGTTATATCTGCAGCTCTTATAATTACTCCCGCATAAGATAATATTTTAACTACTAGTTCGTGCTCTTCGGATGCGTGCAACTCAAAATTTTGATAATCAGAAGCACTCAAATTAGCAACTACTTGGCCGGCCGCAGTACCCCCAACCCATTTCACTTCAGCAGGTTTTCTTATGTAATTTATATCTATACTAGTTATTCCAGCAGTTGGGTACATAACTACGCCACCCTCATGTCTAACGTATACAGGGTTATTTACTGTAGGCTTAGTAAGCGGCGATCTATTTAGATATAATATTTTTTGGCTTGACACTTCACTTGCGTGTATAGCATTTGTAGATACAGTACCTAGCCTAAAAAAGTTAGAAGGGTAAGCATAGTAGCTTGAGGTTGTATTACCCGCGGCGTTGGGAAATGTTCCAGGAGGGGTTATTGTTTCTTCGTTTTCAAACAAAGCTATTTTTTCTTCTACATTTTTTCTAATATCCGAATAATCTGAATCATTAGAAATAACATAGTTTCTTAAAGAAAAATAACCTTCAAAAATTTCATTTTGAGCCTGGTTAGCAAGCGAATTAATTTCAGCTGGCGTAATATAACCTCTATTTTCTTTATTAAGTATGTTTAATACTGTTTTATAAACGTTGTCTATGCTTACCATTATTATTTTTATTTATTAGATGGTTATAGTTAACCGAATAACTATAACCTGGTATTTTATGAAAGTTTCTTTTCAATAGCTTTCATAACGTCTACGCCTTCATCTGTTTTTAAGAATCGCGCAAACGCTGCGTATGGATGTTCATCAAATGGTACAGTCATAATTTTTTTACCATTTGTACTCCACTTAAATACTGTATTATCATCTGTTAGTTTAACAATACCAGCTTCTACACATCTATTAGCTAAGTTACGAAGCTTAATATCTTCGTCTTTTGCCACTTCAATAAATAGTTTTGGATCGCTTTTAGCAAACAAATAACAATCTCTTTTTATTTCTTTAGAAGACATTGTTGTTACATCAGAACCAATTTCAGTTCTAAGTATAGCTTCAAGATGCTCAACATCAAGCTCTTGTACCAGTTTCAATGCTTCTAATTCTAATTCTATAATACTTATATCATCAACAGCTTCTTTTACGGTGTCAATTTCTTCCCATAAGTTTAGTCTATCAGGATGATATAATGATAATAATTGTTGTAGTAAAGGTTGTGTTCTGGGTACCATGAGTACCCCATCTCGGAATACTATATGTTTAAGTTGTGCAAAACCATCTTGCTCATCAATAAATAATGACTTTTGATTATCAGCATATCTTATTTCCCTATTAATTGCTTTACTTTCATCAAAGTGCAATAAACCTGTACTTTTAATCTTGTATGTTAACGGAGACATACCATTCTTAAGAACGTATGTTCTGTCTTTTATTTCCCAATTTTTCATAATATAATTTAATAAGATAATAGCTAAAGGGTGGCCGTAACCACCCTCTGCTATATTAATTTACTACTTCAATAAGAAGAAGTTGTTGGCTCCTTGAGTAATCAAACATCTTTCAGATAAGAAGTTAACTCTCATTTCGTCCAAGCTAGAAGTGTATGCGCCTCCTACTGATCCAGTAATCCAAGTTTTCATTTTTCTGTCATCAGTTTCAGAAGAACGATAACGTACGTGTAAAAATGGTCTTTTGATATTTTTGCCTAGATCTTGATCGTATACAGTAGATGTACCTGCAGGAATAATAGTTCCTTCAACGTCACCGAATCCGCCTCTTGTAGCAAAGTCATTTAGATATTTCCAGTCAGTCTTATAAAAATCATAAGCACCTCTTCTAAATCCAGAGAATCCTAGGTTTAGGGCCATATCTTCAGAATTATTAAATACTCCGTAAGAAGTACCGCCTGCTCCGTAAGAATTTTTAGAAGCCAATACATCATCAATAGCTAGAGACAAAGCTCTATTGCTATAAATCATATTTTCTTCAATAGCTCCATTCTTATCTAGTTGCTTAAGGATGTTATCAAAACCAACCATAGTTGGAGTTCCTCCACCTAATAGATCTGTAGATAGTCCGTCATATACATTACCTCTTGCTTCTAGTGCAGCAAAGAAACCTTCAGATCCAGTGTAGCTTGCAGCAGCAGTACCAGCGGATGCAGTTTTCTTAACTGACTCTACCATAGACATTTCTAGGTAATCTTCAAATCTTAGTCTGGTTTCGTGCTCAGACTTTAGATACCATAGGTAACCAGAAGCACCATTTTCAGAAGTAACTTCAATCCAACCAATCTGAGCAGTGTCAGATCCGTTAATAGCGTAGTTATCTTTTAGAATAATAGGCTTGTTAGTATAAGAGCTGTAGTCAGAATCCAAAGACCCAACCATTCCGTCAGTTCCTTTAGCAAACTCAGATCCGTATACTAGTACGTTTGCTTTTGCATAAGAAGCAGCACCTGTAACACCTGTCCAGTCAGCAGCTGTATAAGCAACAGCAGTAAAAGTTCCGGTATCACCAGCAGCGGCAGCTCCAGCAACAGTAACAACCCCTTTAACTACGGGTCCTGTAGCAGCACCTCCAGAAGTTAATCCTTGTACCATAATGGTTTGTCCAGCTCTAACTACAGGAGCATCTCCAGCGGCATAAGCAGTGCCATCAGGTTTAGCATCAAAAGTAACTGTAAATACAGACTCACCAGTACCGCTAGCAGTAGCAATAGCTACATTGTCGTAACGTGTGTGTAATCTCCCTTGCTCAATCCATCTGATTTCGTCAGAAGTAGATGGCATTTCAGCTGATACCATACGTAGGAAAGAAGAGATAGAACGATTTCCGTAAATCTCAGCTTCTTTTTCGTATACATCAGGTAAAAATTGTTTTGTAAAATCGAAATCGGTAATATAATTACCTTGAAATAATGATCCCTTGCTAGATGAAGGGGTTAAGTTTTCAATGCCAGTTGATATAGCCATTGTAATAAATTTTTAAGTTATTGTTTTAGTTTCATTCTCAGTTTAGAACTAGAATCACCCGAAACAACTTTAAACTTTTGGCCTGAAGCTGTTTTAATAACACCCTCTTGCCTTGGGTCCATATTTATATTTTTAGCATCCTTAGCGGATTGACGTAGAGCATCGGCACGGCCTTGCTCATAAAAATGTTCAGCTAGCTTATCTGCATTTCTTGCAGTAAACAATGCTTTATGGTAGCCCTTAGCGTCACTAATTTGACCATTGTCATCTAAAAATGGTTTTACAAAATTATTAATATCAGATTGTTGTGTTTTTGTGTCATTAACATTATTGACTTTATAACGGTATTTATTGTTTCCAACTTGGAAATCAAACCCTTTAAAATCCTGACTAAACACGTTGTCTGTTTTTTGTAAAAAACTTTCAGTAAGTTGTTTGCTTGATTCAGCGTTCTGTTGATATGTATTGTAATACTCTAAAGCTTCTTGGTACTCCTGAGGAATATCTGTTTGCTTCTTCAACTTGAGGTCAGCATAATATTTCTCTTTGTTTCCTTCCAAAAACTTTTTAGCATTAAATAGCTCTTCTTTAAATGCTCTTTTCTTAGAGCGTATTTCTCTTGGGTCGTCATCTTCTTCATATGAAAAATTATCTTCCATATATTCAGACACCTCTTGTGAGTCCCAAGGCTTAGATTGTTTATAATATTCTCGCAATAGATCGCCATCATTGTATTTTGATAGGTCTCTATTTAATAAAACAAAGTCTTCAACACTGCCGCCTGTTTCTTCCATAAACTTAACAAGCTTTTCTACATTTTCAGGAAGTACAACTTCTGGTTCTGCAGGTTTTGGTTGTTCGTTTACTTGCGCAGCTCTTTCGTCTACTTTAGGCTGATTAGTTTCTACCGTTTCTTCTTCATCTTTGATGAGCTCGAGCGGCGAGTCTTGCTCTTCTGTTTCTTTGGCTTCGGTTTGTTCTTGTACTTCTTGCTCCACTTCTTTGCTATCTCCGGGTGCATCTTCCACAGGAACCTCCTCTGCTTCTCGCTCTTGAACGGCATCTTTTTCTTTGTTTAATTCGTCTAAATTAATTTTTGGTACTTCATCAACCTCTTTGCCTGCGGCTTCAGGTTCAATCTTACCTTCTTCAACTGCTTTATCTAAAACAGCTTGTTCTTGTTCTTGTGCTGACTTTTGTTCAACGTCTTCAGCAGCACCTTTAATTTTCCATTCTGCCATAATTTAATAATATATAATAGTTAATAATTTTTATTTAGGTTCAAATCTGCTAAGGTCTATACCACCTAAAACATCATTTCCACTAGATTCAAAAGCTTTTTTGGGCTCAGGGTTTGATACTGGCTTTTGCAACTCTATTTGTTTTTTTGCATCAAGCTCCATTCCTTTAAGCTTCATATTCAAATCAAATTCATATTGCATCAGCTCGCGTTTTGTTTGCGCTTCTGATTCTAATTTTTGAATATCAAGTTGAGATTGTAATTGGGCTAATTTGCCTTTAGCTTCAACCTTCATATTTTCAGCTTGAGCTTTAGCCATTTCAGCGGCTTGAGCAGCTTGGGCATTAGCTTGCGATTGTGCTGCAATATTTCTTTCTGCTTTTAATTGGTCTGTAGCCTCCTTCTTAGCTCTTCTGTATTTTAATAGTTGATTAGCTAGTTTTATGTTTTTTACTTGTCTTATATCAATTATATCTTCAAGATGTATTTGATCTCTTGACAATGCTACTTGTATATTATTTTCTACAAGTTGTTTTTCATCTTCATCTGGATCTAGCTCTAAGAAAATGCCAAAGTCATGCATATGTAAATTATCCATTTCTTTTAAAGCACCCACACTAAATCTTCCGATACCTCCAATCATCGCATCTCTTTGTGGATGATACGCCAGCACGTCTTTTATTCTTACAGATATAGCTTCTGCTAAAGTACTTGTAATGTATAAAGAACTATGTAATATATGCCTAGTTGCTGTATTAGAATTTGCAGCAGCCAATTTTTGTACACCTACTAAAGCATATGGGTCTGGATCAGATCCATCTCTTGCTTCATTTAATCCGGTAACATCGCGAAGCATTTGCAAATAATAATTATATGCTTGTATTAATGCTTGGCTTTGTTGTCCGCCACCACCAGGTAATTCCTGTATTGGTACTTTGCCAGGGTTCATATCGCCATCAACAGTCATAGACCTTCCTATAACTGATCCTGTTTGGAAATATAAGTTTAAAGCTTCTTGCGGATTATAATTTGTGCCATTACCTAAATCAATTTCAGCTAATCCATCGGCATCTAAATAAACACCAGATGGTGTCATTCTTTGAATTACTTGCTGCAGTTTTAAATGTGTAAGCTGTATTAAATCAGCATAAGTAACCATTCTGCTAACTAAGCTTTCAATTTTACCCTTATACATTCTAGGCGCACTAACAACATAATTCATCATTACTTTGTTAATGTTAGAATCGGGTCTAACCATATTAGTAGCTTTTTGCCACTTTAAAAGTTTGTTAGAACCTAATACTAATACGCCTTCGTATATAGTTTCCATAGCCTGAGCTACTTTTTCAAATCTAGTTCTTTGGTCTTTAGGAGGGTTAAACTTATCATCTTTCTTTATAGCTTTTTTGGCTCCTGTAGATGTTTCTTTTATTTTATATACACTTTGTTCCCAAGTCTTCCAATTAAAATATAATACAGTTAATGTATTTGTATCAAACGTATCGTTTGAATCATTGTCTATATAATCGTAATTATTATAATTAGAAGATTTTTTTACAATGTCTTCAAACTCTTCATCTGTTAATTCTGGAAATTGTTTTTTAAGCTCATTAGATTTAATTTGCTTAACTTCACCAAAATAATATACATCATCAAAATTAGGATCTTCAGTGTACGAATATATTAAATTTGATGGGTCAACATATTCTAATTTTATACCGTCTGTATTATTAAATGTATGCTTGGCAGCTGCAATACCTAAAACAGTTTGATCGTAATCACATCTCTTTTTTATTTCGTGATAAGCGTTTCGTTTAAAAGTATTATCAATAGCTTGCTCATGAGCTAATTCAATAGATTGTTTATAACCTATTTGCATATGAAGCTCTAACTCTTCTTTATTAGACGGTAGATCTTCTTGCTTTACATTTCTTACATCAACACCTAAAGTTTCATCTATTTGTGTAATTAACTCTTGAGTATTCATATCCTCAAGCATCATTTCTACAAAATTAGTTCTTTCCTTAACAGATGTTGGATCTTGCGCAAAAGCTTTAACTGTAAACAATCTATCTTGCATACCATTAACAACTATATCTACAAACTTAGGTATAATTGGCACTGGTTTCCAATCTAAATTAAGATAAGATAAATCTCCATTTACAGAAAACTCATCTTTATATTTCTGAACAGATTGCTCACCTCTGGCATATAATCTTAGTTTATGAAAGTCTCGTTGATTTTGTACGAACCTTCCCGTGCCAGATGATTTTCTAAACCATTCGTTTTGTATACCCCGGGCCACTTCCATTCCGTAGTCTTTGCTAGATTTAGTAGCATCGTCAACCGATTGGCTGGGAAATTGGGTAACTTGTCCTGTAGCTTCTGCCATTTTTTATTGTATTATTTTACTTTTTGAACCTTGGTTATTATATCGTGAAAACCCAAAGTCTATTTTCTTAACTTGTCTTGCGGTTTTAGACGCATATAAATGTCTTTGGCATGCCATTATAGCAAGGCCAGAACTTATAGACGCATCAAACTTTGTTCTTTTGTTAATATCAAATTTAGCCCAGTCTTCCAAAGTTCTTTGAAAATACATTCTACCGCAATCTCCGTTTTCTTTTAACCCAACGTGGGTTTCAATATAGCTTTCAATTGCAGCCGCGTGGGCTTGTCTTATATCTTCTGAAGTATTAGGTATACCACCTAATTCTTTTTCTGTTACAGATAATTTATTTCTAGGTCTATCAGGTCTATTCATTGAATATCCCCTATAGCCTCTTCTTTTGATATGATATAATAATCTAGGTTTATTATTTTCAGCAAGTATTGGCATACCGTAAAATATCATCGCCATAAGTACGTCTTCAAAAAATATTTCAGCTGTTTGTGGTCTAGCAACATATTCTAAAAAGAATTGACTAGACGGTACATCTGAAAGCATACTAAATGTAGTAAGCCCGTGAAGCGCACCATTAGATCCGCTACCATCAGTTGTTCCGCTAATATCATAGCTATCACAACCAAAAGCACCTAAATCTTTATTGCCTGGGTATTTAATACCGTTTTTTACTATTATATTATTTTGCATTTCAACTGGTGGAATCCAAGACAGTTTAAATCTACCTGTTTTGTTTGGATAAAATTCTACTATAGAATCTTTAACTCCATTCTTCCAATTAAATGATCCACGAGTTACATAACCCTTCATTGTCATTTCTTCGTTGAAATCTATTTGTTCGTATATTTTATTTAGATTGAATAAAGACTTTTCTATTTCATCTCTAAAGGCGTGCTTTTCGCTTCTTGGAAACTGTCTATAAAATTCATTTAAAGCATCATTATTCCCTTTAAGTCCATCTGCTTCATTCTCCCAATGATCGATAACTCCATACCTGATAAGCTCTCCGTCGATTCCTTCAATAGGTTTTTCTGGACTATCGAATACAGGAAATCCATATTTGTCAATGAACCCTTCATAGTTCCACTCCATAGGTATGAACAAAGAGTATAGTCCACTAGCAGTCTGCCCATTGCGGTTTCGGTTTTCAACTTTTGAATCATTATATAATTTTTTAAAGTTATTACCACCCTTATCTAGAGCATTTGATGTAGACCCCATCATACATTTACCAACAACTTTTGCTCCTAGCCTTAAACAGGTTTTAGTAACACGCCAGTTATTTAATATATTATCGGGTTTTTCCCATTTACCAGATTCATCGTGAACTAGTAATTTTAATTTCTCACCATCGTAGGAGTTATCGCCTGTGTTCTTCCAGTCAATTGTAGTGTCCAATCCTTCGCCAACCTGTACTTCGTTTTGATCAGTTGCTTTGAGTGAATTTCTTGTAAGCCTTTTAGATGGTATTTTGTAGGAAAGTTCTGTTTTAGGTCTTTCCATACCGTCTTGTATTGGTTTAAAGAAGAATGGGTAGTTGATCGATATAGGTACAATCTTGTCGGTAAACATTTTTTTTGCATCTCCACCGCTTTTGGATAATACCCCAAATCTTGCATCCTTTGATATTGTAGCTTGATTAACTGTTTCTGCGCTTGCCATAAAGGAGAAGCCACTCCGTCTATTTTTGAGGTAGCACATTCCGTAGCACCTGTAATCTGCTTTGCAAGCTTCCCAAAAATAAAAGAATATTTTATTTGATTGTCTGAACTCAGGCGCACCAACATCAATTTTTGTCCAGTTAAGGTACATATAATGCGTTCCTGTAATGTAGGTTGCTGTGCCGTTGCACATAAACCAGTAGCCATCATTGCGATAATCAAACTCCGAATTAATATATTCGTAATATTTTTCTTTAATTTCATCTGGATATAATTGAAAATCATGTATTGATTTAATTTTTGATAGCGTAGCGGGTTTTAAGGTTTGCTTAAAAACTTGATCTTCAGGTTTTTCGCTATTTGAATATACTTCTTTTGGCATTGCAGGAAGTGCAATACGCAATCCTTGTACTTCAAAAATTTCACCTATAGTTCCATCTTTACTTATTACTACACAATCAAGATCGTCATTATAACCGTACTTGTAATTTTTTAGCTTGTTGTTTCTTTTTACATTTTTAGTAGATAAATGCGCGGAGTGTATAGCATATAGATTTTGTTTATACATTACTTAACTCTGTTTTCTACACCATAAAAACTGTCCTTAGCAGTCTTAGGTGATTCGTTCATCATTTCATTTATTTCTTCTACTCTTTGTAAAAGGGCAATAGCGTCTTCCATTGCAAGCCTATAAGCCGAGGCTGATATTTTTACTTTTTCAGGATCTAGCTCGTCTGGATCCATTCTCTTATTCATTACCTTTATTAATTCATCAATTGAATTTTCAGCGGCATCAAGAATAAGTTTGCGTTTCTTTTTTATGTCCATAGTTGATAGTTATTTCCGTTGATAAAATTCTATATAATTTTTTATCATCTATGTTAAATTCGTATTCAGATTCTGGCGTAAAGCCCACAATATCTCCACAGGACAATCCTAATGAGCTTAAATAGTCGTTAGTATATGTAAGCACTCCCAAAAGTTTTTGCTCGCTCTCGGTGCTCCATATGTCTTCGTTTTCTAAAGGTTTTACAAAACAATACATATTTGGGCAATGCCATTTGCCATTTTGATTATATGCAAACAACTGATCAGGTGATACTGAGTATCTATCTTCGTCTATATAATTACCTGAGTTTCTTTCATTACCTCTAACATCATACCATCTTCTAAATACATTATGATGTATTATAACTTGATCCCCTTTTTTTATGGGAGTTTTAATATTTATAGGTGTGCTTATTACCGTACCAATTCGATTTACAAATTCGTAATCTCTTTCTGTTATTTCAGTATTTAATATAAGCTCTTTACCATCGACAGATGTTTTGTTATTGTACCTTTCATTTGTTGATATAATATAATTGTATAATGACTTCATTTAATAATCTAAATTGTATTCTATAGACACAGCCATATTTTTATTAAAATGTTTCCAGGGTAATTGTGATCCCTTCTTTTCAATGTATATCTGAAAAGAACCTTCTTGTTCAATTATATCGCAAATCTTATGCCCTCCGTAAACTTCCTGGCCTACAGAATAATGCATAGCCTCATTTTTATAGTCTTGGCCTATGCTAATTTTTCTAATTAATTTCATTTAATTTATTTTAGTATGTCCATATAGTGGTTTCAGGTGCCCCTGGATAACCAATGCCTACGTGCACAAAATTATTTTTTCTTGATATACCTATGCGAGTAAATCCTACTTTAATAGCAGCTTTAACTAATTTAAAAGTTGCCTCACCGCCTACACATGCAATATCAACTGCGGCCCCATAAGCGTGCTCGCCTGGTTTAGATTTCTTAGCTTCTATAGGGTGATCAGGACTTCTATAAGTTGATGTTAATTTAATTGGGTATCCATACTCCTCTCTTAACTCATCTAGCATAGCTAGTAGAACTGGATTCATTTCATCAAATTCACTAAATTCGGATTCTTCGAAATATTTCATTTTTTATTTCTATCTTTTAATTTAATATAAATATTCATCCCAGTATATATTATTGTCATAACTAACACTATAGTTTGCAATGTGGGGTTGATGTTAGGCATAGCCGAAAAGGCTACCGCTCCGACGTTTATGCCGTAAATTTTTAAATCGCTCATTATTTGTGTTTACTGTTTCCAAATACTTTTTCTACTCCGCGAGATCCAAAATAGCCACCAATGACAATAGTAAGCAAACCTGTAATTGAATCTAATGGGTAACCCATATACCATCCAGCTACATAGCTTATTGTTAAAAATACTAAAGTTAAAGGGCGCACATTGGCTGCAAGCCACGACCCTGAAGTCGCATCTGCAACCCAACGTTTAGTTGTGCCGTCTATTTCTGCTCTTTCTAAATCTAATTTTTTTAATGCAATTCTTTTATCTTCTTCGCTCATATCTGAGCCGCCAATAATAGCTTGTATTACTGAACCCACAGGTGTATCACCAGCTATCGCGCCTACGACGTTAGGAATCTTTTCTAATAAAAACTTCCCAACGCCGGTGTCTTTAAAACGTTTTTTAGCCATTTAATTTAATTTAAATATTACTCTAAGTAGCTTGCTGAGATATTGTATAAAAGAACTCAGGCGTGCCATCATCATCTGTGCATACTATTTGAATAAAGTTTTTAGCAGCAGAAGTATCATCATAGTCTCCGCTTAATTTAATTGCCTCTGTTGGAAAAGTAAGGGTGTTCCCACCACCTGCTCCAGTAGCTACAATTATTTTTACCATACCTATTTTATAATCTGTAAAAGAAAATGTTACTGCGTGGTTTGGAGTTATTCTGAATATTTGAGCACTGTTCCAGTCAATAGATACGGATGTGCCTGACGCTAAATTTGCCGAGGTTGTAAATTCTGGTGCTATAACACCTGATGTTATTTTTGTTAAAGCCATAATTTTTATTTAAAAGCCATATAGATGTATGTTCCTAAGTTTGCATTGAATCCTGCTCCTGCATCTGTTATTTGAAATCCTGTTGAATTAGGTTGCAATCCACCTGCTCCTAAAGTACCTTCTGATGCTGAAGTATTAGCAAACAAAAACTTACCTGTTGTTCCATCCATTCCCCTTGCGGAATCCATTATATACCATCCATATCCTGATGTATCTGTTCGCTTAATCATAATAAATTTTGGCTCAAAGCCTGTTGTTACAATCGGACCTGTACTTGAACCATTCCCTGTATAACTCCCTATCTTACTATATCCTGGAACTGAATGGAAACAGTAGGATATGAAATTCTTTGAGTTAGTGTTGGATGCAGTACTTGTACCAATGTTAAGTGTCGTAGCATTAGATGAACCTACCGTTGTACTTGAACCCATTGCGCCAGTATTAAATAATAAGTAATTTGTGTCGTTATTTCCAATAGACGCTCCAGTTATAAGCCAAACATCTGGAAAATCAAGTCCTTTAGTTATTACTATATCGGGGGCAGAGCTTAATCCGTGACCTACTGTTGTTCCGCCTGTTCCATTACCAGTATATTTAACAATACTAAACCCTGCTTCTGTATTGGCACTAACTTGACTGTCAATACTACCTTGTTCGTTTAAGACTGCCTCTCCACCGCCCTTGAATACCCAACCTACATAGGTTTGTCCACTTTGATGTGTTTCATAAGAACCTGTATATGTAGAGTGTGTTGAAGAACCTTCTACCAAAGTAAATCCATTAGAATCAAAAGAATTTAAATAGCCGTTTGTTCTTTGATATTGCTCTGCGTCTGTTCCATCGCTTCTTAACCAATTTGCTACACCTCTTACAGAATCAAAAATTCCATTGGAAGCTGCTAAACTTCTTGACTTAATCCAAACCAAATCAGGCTCAAAACCAACATTAGAAATATATTGAGTACCACCATTACCCTCATACAATACAGTCTTAAAGTTAGATGTATCTACTTCAGGCTTTTCGTTGTAAAGTTGTGTTACTTGACTACTTGTAAGGGCAGTTGAATAGATGCGTACTTGGTCAATGTCGCCATCGAAATTATTAGCACCATTTGCATTATAATTATTTCTGCCAATTTGTAACGTTGTTGAATTGCTATAAGTTCCGCTTGTAGATGTAATTGTTCCTACTAAACTACCATCTTTATACGCTTTAACGCTTGTGTTATCTTTTGTAATTACAACGTGATGCCAATTACCATCCGCCATTCCTGGCACAATTGAGTAGTCAAGGTAAGTTGTACTTGCTGAATTTCTGTGGTAAAAAAGAAGATTACCATCTGCAGAAAAATCAATTCTTACAAAAGCAACAGCACCGCTATTTGTATTTATAAAAGTTTGACCACCTGAACTATTGCTCGATTTTCCCCAAAAAGAAATTGTATAATCAGAATTTAATATGTTAGTTGAAATACCACTTTCAATATAACTTGTACTACCATTAAACACCGCTGCTTGACCATACCTTCCAAACCTGTATTCAACGTTTGATTCAGTGCCATCGTAAGCATAAGTTATATTAGTATCTGTTCCGTTATAGTTACCAGATAAATCTGTAGAATTACCATCTAATTGATATGTTGCAATTGCTGTTTTACCAGATGGAAATGACAGTGTACTAGTATCACTGACTGTTTCAGCGTATAAATTTAATACATCTGTAGAACTTAATGCGGTATTATATATTCTTACTTGGTCTATTTCCCCATTAAAATAATAAACTCTACTGCCAAACGCTCGCGCTACTCCAATACCAAATTGAGTCATATCCCAAGAATCGGTATATGCGCCGCTAAACACTTCTGTTCCGTTTTGATACATCTTCAATACACCGCTTTCTCTTGCAAATACTGCGTGATTCCAAGTGTCTTGACTATAAGTGGTATCCCCCTTTTTAGTAACAGTATCATCTGTAACCATTAAAACTTTTGGGCTTACATTTCCGTTTGCAGCAAACCATTGTGTCGTTGTAGAAAACAACGCGCCCTGTGAACTTCCTGAATTTTGATTAAACCAACAAGAAAAAGTAAAATCTCCTGTTCCAATACTTGGCAAAGAATTACTCGTTATATAACTACTACTCCCATTAAATACCGCACCCTCATTAAACTTACCAGTTGACTTAGCTGAGTCTTTACTATTATTATCTAATTTATAATATGCAGTATTAGCAATAGGGTAAGCAATATCGGTTGTTGTAGCCGTATACTCGCAAGCAATTTCGCCTGCACCATTGCCATAAAGTTTACCAACTTCTGCAGATGATAACGCTTTAGAGAATATTCTTACTTGGTCTATAGAGCCATTAAAATATTGAGTATTTAAATTACCTAAAGAACCTATATGAAAATTTGTATTACCTGCTCCGTAAGTGGGTGCTGTATATGTAGTACTACTGTCCTCCGAGCCATTGATATATAATTTTGTTGAATTTCCTGAACTATCAATAGTTAATGCAACGTGATGCCAAGTATTTGCTAATAAAGCAGTAGAACTTGTAATAACACCAACAGCCGTATTATAAGACAAATATCCCCCATCGTTTATTCTTAATCCCCATCCCGTGTTAGACGAGCTAAAATTAGAAACTATTTGCTGAAATCCACTTGTTGTTCCTAAGTTTATCCAAGCTGAAACGGATATAGTGTTAATATTAATAACGTTGCTTGAAACTTCTATCTCACTACTACTCCCATTAAACCTAGCGCCATATAATGATTTCCCTCCAACGCCAAAGTCTACGTTTGTAGGGGTTCCGTCATATCTATATGTTATATCTGTTTCTACACCATCATAAGCCGTAGTACCCATAGATTCTTTTGCACTACCATCTAGATTATAGTTTGCAATGCATCCAAATAAATGTGTGCCTACAGTTGAATTGTTTTCTTGGTATAATTGAGTAACTTGAGATGACGTAAGTGCTGTATTATATATTCTCACTTGGTCTAAATCTCCTTTATAATACTGTGTATTAAAATTACCATTTGTGCCTAAAGCCACGCCTGTAGTGCCACTTCCCCCATAAGAAGCAGAAGGTAATGACTGTGTACTTACTAATGAATTATCTATGTATATCTTTCTTTCTAAATTAGGAACATCTATCGTAACCGCAACGTGGTGCCATTGACTATCATTGAAAGTTTGAGTTGTAGTAAATGTCGTAGAATTGTTGCTATATCTTGTTAAAAAATATAGCGTACCATTAGTTAAATAATAAACATTTAAACTTATCCCAGCTCCCGCATAAACACTGTAGATAATACTATTACCTGAAATCCCTGTGTAAGAAGTATTCATCCAAAAAGAAACAGATTGTGAAACCTTTTGGTTTAATAAACCTGATAATCCACTTGAACCTGTACCAAGATTTATATAACTACTACTCCCATTAAATATAGCAGCTTCACCAAATTTACCTGAAGCACCTCCAACGTCTGAAGCATCATAATCTAAACCGTACAGGGCTACGCCGCTTCCGTCTTTAAATATATCTGTCGTATCTGTAAAACACGGACGTGAAAACGTATTAATTAATTGTGATGTTCCTATCATAACCAGGGAAAACTACTTGTTTCAGTACCTTTATTTAAATTAAATTT